ATAATAGGTTTAGCACCATTTTTAGCTTGTTTTTCTGCTGCTTTTATTTGATATTCTTGTAATTGATTATCGTATGGCAAACCTTTTTGTTTTAAAAATCTCCATATTACACCCATAGTTATTAAATCTTCGTCTAATGTTGTAGTATTACTATCTGCTGTAAATGTATCGGTGTTAGCTAATCCATTACCAGTACTATCAATCCAAAACTTAGAAATGTATTCAAAAACAATAGAATTTCCTACTGTAGGAACTGGGCTTATTAATAATAACCCTCCTCTAATTCTAAAATAATTAGTTATGCCACTTTGTACTGACCCTTTTAATGTTTGCCATTCTGAATTATTTAATGGTCCATAAAACTTTCTATCTGTAGTCCTATTCCACATAGTATTATTACTAAATCTTTCAAAGTCTGCTGCAATAGTAGTCATAGCTCCTTGACTTTCGGCTGCTATAGCTGTGTGGTTTTCTTCTTTAACTAATATTTCCCAGTCATAACCAGTAACTAAATTTTTACCTTCTCGGTTTGTTGCTGCTAATAATTGTATAGCAGTAGTATCTGCTGAATTTATAACAGAACTTGGAGCTGGAACTCCTATTTCATTTGCTGCATCTTGGCATATTGTTAGTAATGTCATGAGCCAACCACTTGCAATGGTTTAATATTATGTTTTTCCATCATAAAAGATTTTGCTTCTTTTCTATAATCTAGTGTGCCTTTACCTAATCCATGACACGCACCATCTGATAATTCAGATAATTGCTCTACAGAAGTAATACCTTCTAATTCTAATGCTTTAATTTTGTTTACACTCATACATTCAAGTATGCTTAAATCTGTTTCTTTTATCTTTTTTATATTTTTTTCTTTAAAATATACAGCCCATTCATTAGGAAAATCTTTTTTTAATCTTTCAGAATGATCTTTTACATAATAAATCATAGTGTTTGGATCACCAATAATTGTAATTTCGGCAACATCTCTATTATCTTCATTTTTAGAAAAAGTTGCTCTTAAATTAGATGTTTCTGACATTGTATTCTCCTTTTAAGTATAGAGGGCAGTATAAACCACCCTCTACATATTATAATGCTACAATGGAAATTGACACATTACTATTTTTGCACTTGCATCTATTGCAGTTGCACATATAGAATCAGTAACAGCGGCAGACACTTTAAGTGTGTTATCTGCTGTTCCTACTGTTAATGCATTGCCATCTGCGCCTGATGTTAAAGCAGTTGTTAATTGTCTTGCTCCAGTTACCTGAATCCAACAATACTCACCATCTGCTGGGGCTGAATTAAGTACACCAGCTCCTACTCTTGCAGTATCACTTGCATCAGCAGTAACTTTAGTAGTTGCACCAGCAGAAGCTCCACTTGGTGCTAAATAACCTACTACATTTCCAGATACTGCTACAACATTTCCTGCTCCAGTATCATATTGAACGTACTTATATAGTTTACCATCAACAGCTTGTCCTATTTGCCCTAGTTGAAAATCTAGGGTCATTCCTGTTTCGGCTACGTCCATTCCTATAATATAAGACATATTATTTAATCCTCTCTATTAGTTTTTAAGAACAACTTGTCTTGCACGATTAGAACAGGTCATATTTCCTGCCCAAACTACTGGCAACACCATTGCGTCTTGATTTACAGAAGCCTTTTCCCCTAAAGGAGTAAACTCTCTACCTTTAGCTGGACGAAGGAATAGATAATCAGTATTCAGCATATACATATGGGCTGCTGGACATTGATCATCATAATACACAGGTGAGTTCATAAACATTAAGTTCATAAAACCAGCACTTGCTTTGTCATCAGAAGTAAATCTTTGATTAGTTTGTAGAGAAGCCCAATAGAATTGGAAGTATGTGCTATCTGCTACGATACAATCTGGTTTATCTGCACCTCTAATTGCTAATAACCAAGCAGCGTTCATGCCTGATTGTATATTAGTTGCTGATGCTACTGCACCACCTGTTGAAGAGGTTGTAAAATCATAAACTTGATTTTTCCAGAAAGTGTAGGTTGCTGCATTAATACCACCAACTGTATTAGCTGGAGCGTCTGCTACTAATAATTGTAGACCACCTAAATCTTTACCATTAGTTCCTGCTCCGTCTGCGTATAGAGAAGTTGCCATAGTGTTTTTAAGTGTTTTTTCAAGATTTTTAACTCTTGATTTAAGTAAGTTAAATACTTGCTCTTTACCAGAATTTTCTACTTGCTCTAGTCCAGATATAACTACATTACCTGCAAGCTGTTTATAATTAAATTCAGCTGCTGTAAATACGTTACTTGTTGAAGTATCTAATACTTCGTAACCACTATACCATTTAGCTGTACCATTTTGCGCATATTCTAATTCTTGCACGATTGTACGACCACCTGCTACAATTTTGTTGCCTTTTTCACTTATTGATTTAAGTAAGGCGTTATTGTTGGTTATGTTATCTGCCATTGTCTTGCTGTAATTAGCAAGAGTGGTAGTAACAATCTCTGTAAATGTACTATTTGGAGATGCCATTATCTATTTCCTAATTAAAAATTAAGCCCTGCAATTTAGCCACTAAATCCTGCTCCCTCAATACTTGTCATTAACAAACTATCCAAATCAGTAGTTTTAATAGAGCCTTTAGGTGGGTTAGCAGAACCAGAAGGTTTTACTTTTCTAGCTTTATCTACTGCTGCTTTCCTTTTGCTATCTTCCTGTTTTTTAACTGATAATTGAGATGTTTTAATTGCTTCAGCGTATAGATCATCATCTAACCTAACGGCTTTAACATAAGCATCATCAATTCCTTTTGCTTCTCCAGCATCTATTAAATTACCCATTTTAACTCTTACTTTGTCAAAATGTGGGTGAGCTAATTTGCCGTCAGCACCAGTTTTTTGAGAAAATTGCTCTACTGTTTGCTCTGTCTGCGTTACTGTTGTTTGTATATTTTGTTGCTTAAATTGGTTGAGTTCTGCCATAATTTGTTGGTTTTGTTGCATTAATTGGGCGTATTGTGGGTCTGGATCATTCCAAGACTCACTTTCTTCATTCATGGAAGACAAATTAATTCCGTAACCTTGTGCAAGTTGTCGAAGGGCATTTTTAGGATCAGTTCTCAAGGCATGGTCAGCATTAAGTAACCGAGATATATATTCTGCTTCACCTATCCCTGTTGCTTGAATACTTTGACGTGCTGGTTGAATAACTGCATCTAATGCTTCTATGCTTTTACGTTGTTGCGCTAATTCTTGTGTCTTTTTGGTGTAATCTGATGTCATTTCTTTATCACGCTTAATCATAAATTCTTGTGATTCAGTTGGTAAAGTTTCAAACACTTTTTTTACATCCTCTGTCCAATTTTTAGGAGCTTCTATTTTGGATTCCGTAGAATTTTCAGACGCTTCTATATTGTCAGGGTTTTCTTCTGAACCTTCAGTTTCAGGTTGATCTTCGTCATGTTCAGTAGCTAACTGATCCAAGTCTTCAGATTCATCAACTTGTGTTTCAGGAGAAGTATGTTTTTCTGCTGGTACTGTTAAATCTTCTTTAGAAGCTTGTTCAGTATTTTCTACTGGAGCTTCTTCTGGTTCTTTAACTGAGTCTAAAGAAGTGCCGATTGAACTTTCCAATACAGCATCTAGGCTCATTGGGGTATCTGCTGATTCCTGTATTTCAGGAGTGCTTTCTAACGCCATTTTTTGTTCCTTTCAAGAACTTATTGTTGCCAATTAGCAGGTTTTGCACTACTTGTTTCTGCTTTTCCTGCCCAATCGTTACCAATTTGACGAATACCATGTCGTCTTTCATGATTTCTTAACCCAGATCGACTGCTTATAACAGATTTGTCTACTGGACTAACAAATTCTTCTATATCAGACATTACTTGCAAAGATTTAGTACGTCTACGATTATTTTTACTTATGTACTCTTCTCCGCCTGTCCAATCAATTGTATCGTAATTTTTTAAATAGCTCATTCCATTACCTTTTCTGCTAGTTTTATGTCTGAATTTAATAAAGCTAAATCTTCTTTTAAATCATTTCTTTCTCTTGAAAGCTCTGCTTGTGATTGTATTTTAGTC